TGGCACCGCAGTTCATTGCGAACCTTGAGTTGGGTGAATATGGTCTTCACTTCTCCGCAAGGTTCAACGGCTTTTACCATCACTTGAAGATTCCGTACGAGTGTATCAGTGCGGTGTTTGCTTATCAGGTGAAGAACATGATCGAGGACACAGGCGAGATGAACATGTTCGTCTTACCTAAAGTCATCCTTCCACCGGGTGCTGTACGCCGGAATGAAGCGGCTGCTCAGAAAGAGCTGCTTAACGAGACTGTCCTCATCAACCTCGAAGATCAACCAGCCGGTGACTTGGAGACCAGCCACGCACCGATCGTTGCGTCATTTAAGAGGTAGACATGTCGTTACTTGACTTGTGGGAAAAAGCAGTGGTGTACGTCGACCAAGTTGACTGTGCACTGCTGGAAGCAAACAAAGAGGTACCTGAGATAACGTTTGAGCTTGGTAAACGACGGGTACGACCACAGCCAGCGACTCAGCTGTGGAAGAGCCTGAAGGACATCCACGTGCTCTATCTCACAGGTGCCAAGACTAAACAGGAAGTACAGGTCGTGTTCAGGAAGTGGGTTCGTTTCCACCGTCTGGGCTGGAAGGTCGGGTTCAGACTAACCGAAGAAGAAGCTACCCGCTTTCTGAAAGAGATCATCGAAACCAGTGAAGTCGCAGCAACCGTTAAATGATCGTGCATGCCGGGGGCTTAGGCCTCTGGCGTGTACTTTTTTATTTGCTCTGTCTATTATTTAGACAAAACGTGTTAGGGGAAACACATGGACAATAAAGTACACACCTTTTTCAGCTATCCATACAGTACCTGCGCCACCGCTGAGAAAGCATTGGAGCTCATCAAACATATCCCTGCGCACGCAGAGATCATTCTGCTGCAAGATTCGGGTAAGCCTACCAACCCAGCACTTAAAGCCGCTGTGGAGAAGAGCAAGGGCAAACACCTGAAGGTCCGTATCAGTGGACCGTGGAACAACGTCTGGAAAGCTGTCCAGGCGATTGAGATTGCACGCGACCGGCTGGGCGAATACCGCACCGCAGGATCGTTGTGGTTCATCTCGTTGATTTCCGAGGTGGAAGTTCATTCTGCCCTCAAGCGTCATCGTGCCGTGAACTGCCTGACCAACCGTGAGGAGTTCTTCTTGAAGACCCTGCACTTCGGTGAGGATCAGGATGAGGTGATCGCCATGACCCTCAATCAGCAAATGGGGTACGTGACCAACACGCACTACAAAGACCTCACAGCGCAACAGGCATTCGACCTGACGTCCTTTGAAGGTTGCCGCTTCCTGCGGCCTGTACACGACGTGGAGACCTGTGCCCAAGTAATGCTGGGGTATACGCCTCCAATGCCGCGAGAGCTGTCTGCAATAGCGTGACAACATAACTGGGGGCTTCGGTCCCCGGCTTATGCCATCTGAGTAATTCACAGCCATACATTACTAAGGAGCATAACAGTGAAGACTGTAGTTGCCGGCTTATACCGCTGTACTTGTCATTACACTGGTTTAAGGGTAGTGGAGGAAGATGCTGTTGACGCTGAGGTAGCCAAGCTGCGGGCTAACAAAGAAGTCACTTGCATCTTTGTAGGGGACAGGTTCATCGAAGGTGCTGAGCATCTCACCGCCTCGGCGGTTACTGACTGGAAAGATCACTTCCGCAAGGCCCTTGCTCGTGCGGTAGCTGAATCACTGGATAAACAATCTGGGGGATAACCATGCAAGTCTCAAGTCCGGATGACGTTATCAACGTCATGAACAGTGAGGAGATTGAAAAGCTCGTTGCTGAAATTGAGAAACACATTCTCAACAAGAATGTTCACGTCGAGCACTACGACGGCCAGCGCTTCATCGAGTTGGAACGTGAGGAGCAGCAGTGGGTGGAGCCTCACATCCAGAACGTGATCAAGCAACTGTACGAAGGCAAAGGCTGGGAGTCCGTAGAGTTCCCTAACAGCCTGACCATCAAATTCGTGTTCCCGAGGGTTGAACTGTGAAGCGCTCTATTAATCGCCAAATGAATGACTTCTTCTTTGACCAGTTCCTGAAGTCGAAGGGGTTGTGGGAGATGTGGCAACACATCGTGACGACCAACAAGGGCGTGGGTAACACGTACCACAATACGCTGCACATGTACTACGCCGCTCAGTTGGGTTTGCAGATCCTTCGGGCAACACCGGAGTACGCCAAACTGGACAATCAGGACAAGCACAACGCCGAGCTCATTGTTGTCGTGTCGTTGCTGTGGCATGACTATAACCACAGCGGCGGTAGTCTGCCTGATCACGAGAACGTGGCCATAGCGATCCACGAGTACAGCCACTGGCGTCAATACCAACGCTTCAGCGGTAAGACGTTCAACCCGGTGATGGACTATGAACAGTGCGAGATGATGATCCGTGCTGTGGGCGACACCATCAAGGTGACTGAGTTCCCCTTCATCCATGAGCCAATCACTCTGGAACAGAAGGTGGTGCGTGATGCTGACCTGCTGTATACCTTCTGCGACGAGACGGGCGACATCGTATACGGACTGTACAAGGAACTGGTACCGAAGCTACCCAAGTCCATGACGTTCGTGGGCTTCCTCGATGGTCAGGTCAAGTTCCACAACGAAGTTGTCCTGTTCACTGAACCGGGCAAAGAGCTGCACAAACAAATGAAAATGGCCGTGATCCGAGAGCAACACCTCTGGGTCGAACGATTCCCAACCACAGCTTAACTTAGTTAGCGCCTCCCAATGGAAGCTTGAAATGAAAACAGGGTTACGTCGAATGTACGCAGGTCTCCACAAAACCGGCCGGAAGCGGTCTGGTCGGTTCATGGGGCTGACAACAGTCGACCACAGTAAAGAGATACCGGGATGGCGCAACTGCACCACTATCAAACCGATGGAAGATGATCATGGCAAAGTACACGCCGCACTTCTGCCGTGATGGCAATAAGGTTCTGTTCAATGCAGTGGTTATCGAGCAGGACAGAACGGGTAACTGGTATCAGGTTACTCGCGTCACGTACGAAGACAAGAAAGGTAAGCGTCATGAAGACGTCCGCCTAGTTAAGCACCTCGGTACCAACAACAACCGGCAGTGATGCGCCTCGTAAATGCTACACAGGAGCCGCAACAATGAAAACAACTGAAGCCAAAAAGCCAAAGGGCAAGAAGAAGGAGAAGCAAGCGAGCAAGAACGCCCCTTCCCCCATCTTCCAAGCCAAGCTGAAAGAACTGCAAGATGTCGTGAACAACATCTTCGACAAGAACCTTAAGGCTGCCAAGAAACCTCAACCACAGGTCGACAAGAGCAAGTGGGCCATCTGGTGGTTGACCTCCCATCAAGCGGAACATCAACTGGGTCAGAACGAGCGCGGCACACTCAAACTGCCGCCCTATGTAAAGCCCATGCTGGAAGAGATAGCCAACAACGAGTTGATCAACATGATCTTGGTTCACTCGTCGTTGGAGGTGTCCGACAACGACCCTGTATTGCGGGCTATCTTTGATGAGCACAAGATCGACCACGACGATAACGTGGGCGTATTGATGTACCGCTCGGATGTACCGTTTATTGACCAGTCCCACTTCTCACTCGGTCTGTTCACTGACCTTGATGGGCAGCGGTACCGCTCAGCAATCGAAGGTCATCCGATGCACCCGTACAAGAACCCTAACTACCTGATCTGGTGGGTAACCCCAGACGAAGCGAACCGGGTACTGGAGGCCTACGACGCGAACATCGTCGCCATTCCGACTTACGTCGAAGAGTGGCTGTCGGAGGAGACGATGGCTAGTCGGTTCTTCGACTGCTTCATCACTGTCCAACCTGATTTCGGTATCGACGAGAGTGAACTCAATCGACTGAACATCCGTCCTGATAACTACAGCGAGGACGACATGGCTCCGGCCGGGATACTCATCCCGTTCGAAGACAAGATGTACGTCGAAGGGCTGGCGGGCGTTGTTACGGACATGACGGGCAGTATTGATCTGCGAACGATCACCCGTGCGTTCAACATGAAGCGCAACTTGGATGACGTGAAGGTCATCGATCTTAACGAGGAAGATCTCGTGAAGGTGGTGGACAAGGTCAAAGAGCGTCACTCCCGTTTCGAGACGACCGATGAGATCATGAAGCGCTTGGCCGATGAGAAGACTGACGGTTCGTACGTCACGCTTCAGGACTTGGTCGCTGAACGCCGTCGGTTGCAAGCTCTGTACGATGCGGAAGACCTTGCTGATGAGATAGCAATGGCCAACGCGGAGACCCATGACGGTCTGCGTAACTACGACGATTACCTCATCTGGTGGCTCACCGATGTGGAAGCCAATGCTGTCCTGAAAGCGTCTATGGACAAGCACACCACTGTGCCGTTGTACATGCTGACTGAACTCAGCGGTATCGCGCATGACTTCTGTGGTGGCTTCATTCACGTGCCGCGGTATCTGGCGGACGCACCGTACAACGTCAACTGCGATGACCTGGATTCGTTGGAGGTGGAATCTCCTGATCAGGAGAACATGCGTGACGGGATCTTGTTCCCCAAGGGCGATCTGGAGATGATCCACATCATCCTCGGCATCTTCACGGATGTCAAAGGTGAGCAGATGGACAAACCCCATCACCCGGTCGCTGTGGGTCGCAATACCAAGAAGTACGTTATCTGGTGGCTGACTGATGTTGAGATGCGCATCCTGAACCAAGGCATCATGGACGGTTCGGTGAAACTACCGGGCTATCTGAACGAGGTCATGAAGGAACATACCAGGGACACGCAGTACCCTGGAATAATCATCCCTAACTGCGTCGACCTAGATTGGGAGTGCTTGGAAGAGTACACGAAGCCATGGGCCACCAAACGTAACCTGAACGGCATTGTGGTACCCCGTGGTGACATGGACTGCATCAACAAGTACTGCGGCAGCATCACGGACATCGCTACCAATGAAGTGTCGTGGGATGAGTTCAACGCTACGCCATACACTGCTGACGAAATCCGCAGCATGTTCCTGACGTACGTGAAGGACATCGTCAAGTACTGGGTCAAGCAACACCCTAACGATGCCAAGCAGGCTGCTGAAGGTGCGGTGTTCAGTACCCTCAGTACGTTGGATGGTAGTTCGATGGAACTGCCGGGCTTCTTGATCATCCCGAATGCACAAGAGGAGGACAACAAGTTCAATGCTGACTACGGCAAGCGTCCGTACCCGATCGCGCCAGCTGAGTTGGTTAATGAGGCTGTCGACATTGGGGGCAGTTTGCACGAGCTGTTCTACCAAGAGCAGGAAGACGTCATCCACTGCAAGAACCACATCACCAAGAAACAATGGAAGGATGGGTTGGCTACTCAGAAGTGGGCGTACATCTGTGAAGTGCTCACCAAGGACACTCAGTTCATCCGTGATCGCTTTAAGATGGAACACCCTGGCATTGTACTGGGTAATGCGTGGCGTGACCTGTGCATCATCTGCTTGAAGAACGGTGCGTACTTCATCCCTGAAGACTACGACACTCTCGCTGACGATTACTCCTTTAAGTGGGCTACTGACGACGAGGGGGTTTTCGAAAACATGATCAACGACCTCAGCGGCTACGTGTTGAGAGGTCACTTCTAAGGAGGAGCCATGCAGATTTTCGGTTGGAAGTTTGAACGGGCTGAAGAGCCTGAGGCCATGCCGAAGCAAGCAGCCCACCAAGACTTGGGGGTACAGTATCGACCGTTGCTATCGACCTGTAACCCCTCGCACTTGGACTACTTCAAGAGGCTGGTGTTTCCTGATCCTTCGAAGCTTAACATGTTCGAGAAGGTTGGGTACGAGAAGCACTTGGTTGAGCTTGCTGAATCGTTGCTTAAACGTGGACGGTTCAGCATCTGTTTCCTCAACGAGATGGAGAAACTCTTCGAGCTGAAGTTCACGGAGACCACCTTCCAGTTCTACAAGCAGTTGCAACACCTGCACATGGTGAAGTACGAGAACATCCCACCGGAGATCCTCGAAGCTATCCCCATGATGATGTCGGCCATCATGACCGAAGGCCGTTCGTTAAAGGACGTCGCACCCGCTGATGCACCGCCACCGTTGATGTTAACGCGTGTGGAACATTCATGCTACGAGAAGCACGGGCATTACTGATGGCACAATCCAAACGTTACGAAGTAAAGGAAGAGCTGCGCTTCATGGGCAACCGTCTCAAGAAGATCAGGCTGAAACTTAAGCTGACACAGATCCAAGTAGCACAACAGTTCGGGGGTGACCGCAACTCCGTCTCTCGTTACGAGGCCGGGATCAGTAAACCCCATCAGGCTTACGTCGTGCTCATGCTTCTGTTAGACCGGAACCCGGCGCTGCTGGCGACCTTGTGTACATTGAAAGTAAAGGAATGACATGAAAAGTCAGTTCAGTTTCAGCGTTCTGTTGTTCGCCACGATGTTCTGGGTGATCTGGGTCGCTGGTGTGGTTATCGCCAAAGGCTTCTGGTCTACACTCATCGGGATGTTCTTCTTCCCGTGGGACTGGTACTTGGTGATCGAGAAGATCATGAAGGGCATGGGCTGGTTGTAGTGACAGCATAGATGGCGGGGCTTCGGCCCCGCTGTTTATGCCCTTTATTTTTGGTCGATTGAAAACGGTTTGAAACGTACATTATTCACGAGAGCACCATTGAAAAAATAAATACTCGACGTAGAGTATAACCGAAGGGGTCGTGTGCCCTGATCTACCTCAACCACGGAGTACCACATGTCTCAGCCTTTGAACAACACTGACAAGATCTACCACGAACTCGTTGACGAAGTATTGAACGACGGCATCCCTAAGGGAGACCGCACGGGGACTGGCACTGTCGCTGTCGTGGGACGTATGGCTCACTTTGACCTCACCAACGGTCGTGACCCACGCCTGACCACCAAGCCAATCATCGACATGAACCCAGAAGAAGAAATGTTCTGGTTCATCAGCGGCAATACCAACATCAAGATGCTGCGTGACAAAGGCATCGGTATCTGGAACAGCTGGTTGATCCCAGGTACGGCCAAGTATCGCCCATGTACGGTGCAAGAGTTGGAGAAGCGCCTTACCAACAAGCTCACGCCAAATCGTGGCTACGCCGCGATCACGCTGTACGAGCTGGAACAGGAAGAAGCTGCCGAACTGGGACGTGATGCGCGTTATGACGTCAACACTGCTCCCAAGACCCCGCAGATCGGTCTGTGGTTCCAACCAGCGCTGTGGGCGAAGTTCGAGCAAGAGTCTCATGACAACCAAGGTATCCTGAGACTGCTGGCATTGCAGTGGGTGTGCAACGACCTGAAGATCTCTACCGACTATCTGACCGAAGGCGACATCGGCAAAGGCGGCTACGGTGCCCAGTGGCGTAACTGGGAAGATACCCAGCTCGTCAGTAAAGCTGACCTGCCGTCGTATCTGCAAGAGGGTTACAAACGTCTGGGTGTTGTCCGTCCAGTCATCGAACCCTTCGGTGTAGAGGAGATCAAAGTCGCCTTTGAAAAGGTGCTCCGTGAGAAAGGGTTCAAAGACGTCAGTATCGGCGATGCAGACCCTTGCATGCTGCCCGAGTGTGGCTGGGAAGCAGTGGGTGACCCTGCGCGGGGCGATTGCGCACATGTGATGTATCTGAACGAAGATGCACTCATCGACGCTTACGTGACCATCGCTGACATCCCACGTTTCGTGATGTACCGCAAGATCGATCAGTTGGCTAATGCGATCAATCTGCTCAAGAGCACCCCTGACTCCCGCCGGATCATCGTATCTGCCTGGAACCCAGCGTTGACTTGGAAGGCTGCCTTGCCACCGTGCCACCTGTACTTCCAGTTCATCTCCCACGAGATGACCTTGATGCAGCGTGTGAAGATCTTCAACGACCGTACCATGTTGGCTCAACGTGATCACGAGCGTAACAACGAAATGTCGTTGGTCAGCTGGGAAACCCTGCACGAAGAATCGTGGGCACAGTCCGCTGCCGAAGCCAGTCCGTCTGAGCTCGAACAGCTGCACAAAGACCTCGATAACCGCAACGTCAAACGTCGCAACGTGAACTGCTTCCTGCTGCTGCGTTCGAACGACCTCGGCCTGGGCATGCCGTTCAACGTCAGTCAGTACGCTGCGCTGACGCACATGATCGCGCAAGTGGTCGGTATGGAGCCAGGTGAACTGGTCTGGGCTGCTGTAGATGCTCACGTCTACAACGACCACGTTGCTGGTTTGACGGAACAGTTGGCACGCGAATCGATCCATTGCATTCCACGTATCAAACTGGACAAGTCGGTCAAGTCCATCGACGACTTCGATAGCAGTAAGATCCAGATCATCGATTACGAGTCCCAGCCTGCTCTCGTGAACAAGATGCTCCCGTCGGTCTAACCCATAAAGAGCAGGAGGACACCCTCCTGCTCCATCCTTGAGGATTACAACGTGCAAGAACCTGTCATTAAAGATTTCGAAAGCCAAGAACTGGTCAACCCTCACCACATGAAGAACCGTGTGTGGGTCACCGGTCTGGAAATGGGCATCCCGGAAGAGTTTGAAGGCAAGACCTTCTACAAGGATCGCCTGCTGGTCACCAAACTCACCCCTCACGGCGGCAACGTCGAAGGGCACATCCACACCTACTACGCCAAGGTCGATACCGAAGAGCTGGAAGGTGTGATGACGTACGTGGTCGACACCAAACTGGGTCAGGTCCGTACTGACGTTACTCAGCTCGTCGTCAAAGGCGAGTTCGCTGAGAAGGGCTACGTGGTTATCGGCGTGGACTTGCACGCTGCTAAGGCGCCAGCGCCGGCTCCTAAGCGCAAGAGTAGCAAGCACAAGCCGAAGAAGCTTGCTCCCTCCACTGCCCAACTGCTGGGTCGTCTCAACATCCTGAAGCCGAGCGTGAAATGAGCGAAGTCGACGATATCATCAACGCTGGTCAGAAGATTGATCATAAGCGTTTGAGCTTTGTACTGGAGTATATCCAGAACGCTCGGCGTAGCGGTCGGGGAATGGACGTTGGTCGTGATAGCGAACGTAACCAAAAAGAGCTGATCGCCGCTGCTAACGCCTTGTACGACAAAGCAGTCGAAAGCTGCACCATCACGGAGAAAGCCCAATGAAGGACGAAGGTATGTTTTACGGGATGTCCCCTCGCGTCGTAGCCAAGAACATTCCAGTTGATCCGCTCAAGGACAAGGTAGAGATGTGCTTCTACCAATACCTGCCGATCAAGATGGCCGGTGCTCTGGAGTCGTTCCACATTCCTGAGAACCTCGCCTGGATCAAGCGCTTCATTGCACACCTGGACTTCTGCCCACACACTGACTACATCTACGTCAGTGCCAAGCACCTGTTCGTAACGCCGGACAACATGGGTAACCGTCCAGGCTGGCACTCCGATGGTTTCGGCAGTGACGACATCAACTACATCTGGGCGGACAAGTTCCCGACTCAGTTCTGCCTGCAACCGTTTGAGCTGACAGAAGACCACAGCAAGTCGTTGGCTGAACTGGAAGCGCAAGCGCTGCCTCAGAACATCCACGAGTACGGCGAGAACGCATTCGTGCGTATCGACCGCTGGAACATCCACCGCCCTCCGGTCATGGGCACTGGGTTCCGTACGTTCTTGAAGTTCTCCATCTCCAAGAACCAGTACAACCTGCAAGGCAACTCGCACAACTACCTGATCGATTACGACTGGCAGATGGTTCCACGTTCTGCTGTGCGTAATCACCCGGTGGCAGACACTGCGGGTAAGGTGCCGGTCGAACCCAAGGTGAAGCCTGAAGACATGATCATTCAACTTCCGGGGGCGTTCAACTACACCTTGAAAGTGTCTGACTTGATTCATCGTCTGGAACGGGACAACGTCTCAGTCTTCCCGGTCATGAACGTCAGCACGCGTTGGAAAGAGTTCAAGGACGATCAGAAGATCTCCCTCGAATACATCCTGCGCGATATCCTCCATGAGTACGGTCACCACAACTGCCTCAACATGAACCAAAGCAAGCCGCAATTGGTTCAAGCGCTGGTTGACACTGGGTTGTTCACCAAGGTCAAAGCCAACAGCGTTTCTTACAACGGCAGCCGTCCTCCGTATGTCGTGGGGCAGAAACACTATAAACAACCTGTGAACTGCTTGTGGTACGTCCCGGCAGAACGCCGCTTCTAAGGGGAAACAACGTGGATCAGATCGCTAAGATTGTCACAGAAGGTTATGTCGCTGAACTGGACGGTAAGTTCTTCGGTCAGTTGTATGCCGACGGTCAGTCCACTCAGTATGGCTTCGCGGGGATCGAGACGGCTACCATTGTCGATGATCCTCAACTCGGTCCAGAAGGACTGACGTACGAGGGTTCTCCTTACGCGGCGGATCTGAAGAAGGCCAAGTACACCAAGATCCGTTACGTGCAGACGTTCGAGCGTGTGATTGAACCGATAGAGATCCCGCCAGCTCTCCGGCAGCGGATTGAAACGGCCATGAAGATGAAGATCCCGCTGAAGGGGTGCAACAACGACCCGCGGTATCTTCTTGAAGTTAAGGACGTGTTGAAGTACTTCATCACCAACAGGATCGAGTCGTTGGTGGTCAACCACATGTTCGGTAGCTACACGGATTTCAGCCCGCATGAGACCGTAACACTCGAGTGGTTCATCCGTAACCATCTGTGGGAGTACAGCGCTCCTGCCGAATATTACAACCACGCTCAAGCCGACGACGAGCTCCTCAAAGCGCTCACCGACACCGGCCTGTTTGAAGTGGTACTCGACAATCAAACCCGGTACGACCAGGAACTGGGCGGACGTCCCGTTTACTTGTTGCACCAGCACGCGTGGGCACGCCCAGTCAAATGCCTGCGTTTATTAGACATCGAAGAGGAACAACCCGTGAATCAACTCCCGTTGGATAAAGAAGAACCAGAAGACGCGCTGTCTCTGGATGAACAACTGCACCTCGAATCCCAGCACGAGGACAATGAGTCCATCCGTGCTACCGAAGAAGCCGAAGAGCGCATGCGCGACGAGGAATAACCATGTTCAAGTCTATTGAAGGGTTCCTTCAAACCACCGCATTCTTTACCGTAGTCGTCTCGCAGTATCGCTACGGCGGCTACGTGGCACTCATCATGAAGGAAGACATTGCCAGTCAACTGATGGGCACCATGGATGACTTCAACGGTGAGTCTGACTGGGAGCTCTGGGGTCTCGGTCGGAGCGAATGGTTCCCGGTAGGCTTTGGCGTAGGCGTGGACAGCGCATTGCGTGAGTTGGACATCCAGCTCAAGAGTACTGAGCATGACTGGGTCGCCATGGTCCCAATGCTGGAACTGCTGGCACTTGGTCAAATGCCTGGCTACAACGTCAAGTGTCCATTTATGACCCTACAAGAGCTACGTGATGCCTACCACAATTGGAATCACGGTCATGAACAAGCTCTGTTAGTCGGTACAGGGGTGGAGAAAAAGGAGGTAGTTAATGCAGCGACGTAGGTTCATGAAGCTGCTGGGTATCGGCGCTGCTGCCGCGGCGGTGACTTCACAGTTACCCGCTTCGCAGATACCGCCGATCTCTGCGGTCAATATACCTGTTACACCCCTGGCTGAAGAGGGACTCCCCCTTGAATGTCAGATGGAGGAAGAGTGTTTGGTTGTCGAAGAACCGCGCCCTAACTCCAACCCTTACGCACTGACCAAAGCTGATATCGGTCTGAGTGATAAAGGTGGCATCTACATGCGATAGCCCTCATCATACCGGTGAGGGCTACTCCGCGTGGAGAAGTCAAGATGTCGTACAACAAGTTTGCCCGTGCAGAACGTCGCCAACGTAACCGCAAGTCCGTCAAGAAACAATCACGGATCTTTTACTACCACAATGACAAGACCGAGACTCTGTCCGCTAAGCAGTTGGGGCGTATGGTAAAACATAAGGCTCTCAACTGTGGTCAGGCTCGCTGTTACTTGTGCTGTAATCCTCGTCGCATCTCTGGGGATGTAACCTTCGCTGAACGTCGTGCTGCACTGGTAGATTAACCGTTGGACCCACACCTCGTTCGCGGGGTGTGGTTTTATTCTCTTTACTGATGTACTTTATAACGAGGAACTACCATGAGTATTGGCAAATGTCCACCTCATAACGCCCCAGTGGTCAGCTTCGATGACCTCGATCATGTGGCTGTCGAACTTGCTGGGTTTCACCCTAGCGAAACGGGCCCTGGGGATTTCGTACACGCGCTGTCTCGCTGCATGAAGCAAGACGGTTTCCATGTGTTCGCAGATGCCTCTCATGAAGAGTACATTGAACTCACCGTTCGTATCCCCAAGGAATAAACATGGAACGCAATGCTGAAGCAATCGCGACCGAGATGGACGAACTGTCCAAGCAGATCGACGAGACGAACTACACCTTCGTTGCTGGGCGGCAAGAGAAGATGCGTGTGCTCTCCGCTCGCCGGGATGCACTGAACATCGAACACACTGCCGAACTCGCTAAGCAGATGTACGTCACCATGCCAGTGTACGGTTGGATCTGTTTCCACTGCGGCGTACGTTGCTTCTCGGTCGCCGAGGCCAAGGAACACTTCGGTGAACTACCTACCGCTAAGCCTGTCTGTACCAAAGGACAGACTCAGAAGTTCCGTGAGGCGGCCCAGAAGATCATGCTGGAAGCCTTATCCACTTTGGCAGACCCTATTAACCCATTCAGTCCACCCAAAGACGCTAACGGCTTCACCGCCGCTGACCGTCAAATTATGCGAGATGATCCAACATGAACATGTGGGACGAAGTATTCTACGGCGTGATCTTTATCTTTGCCGTGATCTACGCCGTATTGGCGTTTGCAATGATCGGTGTCTCGAACAAGCGCGTTCGTGCGTTCTGGAACACCATAACCCCAGTGCTGTTCGTCAGCTTGGCGTGTGTTGCAGCCACTGGACTGGGTTGGATCAAATAACCTGGAGCACTGAGCATGGCCATCACTTTCATCATCATTGACTTCGATAAAGAAGTCCCTAATGACAGCGAAGACATCCTGAACTACCTCGGATGGATTCCTGAGATAGCTGGTAAACCGGATGTCAAAGGCATTCCACACATGTGGGATCTGAACTTCGGGTTTGACTTCCCGATCTGGGGCAAGCTGTTTCGTCTATTGGAAGAAGAGGTCTCCGTACCGTATCTAACAGTAGTGATCTACCGTGTCATCCCTGAAGGTACTGTGGAAGGCGACGAGGTCTACTTGAACCAGATGGCTAAGCTATCAAAAATCATAGACTGGCTCAATCACCGGTTTAACAACACCCTGATTCCTGAAGACATCGAAGTGTTCCTCGGGGCTGAAGGAACGGTCGGGTATCAAATCAATGTCGACTTGACACCCATGGTCAACGACTTGGCTGACTCTCGACGCAACTCGTTCAAACCTGTGAAGTAAATAAAATAAACCCTTGTCCTTTATATGGACGTCTCTAAGGCGTCCGTTTAGACCTGTATAACCAAGACCTGAAGGAACGTACCATGGCAGAGAATCAACCAGGTGTCGCTCAACAAGCATTGAGCCTCATGCACGGCGTGTCATCACTCGACATCCCGGAAGACCAACGCGCTGAGACTTATGCGCTCTTGGAGAAGATCGCTCCTAACATGCGTTCAGTCCCTAGCCGTAAGAATGGCGAGGGTGAATTACGTCTTGGCAACGGTAGTCCTCACGCGGATAACCCCGACCAAGAGGATGCAGCACGCGTCATGAGTTATCGCCGGAATGCGCTCCTTGAGTTGAAGGACAGTGAGTACTTCAACCGCAAGATACAGCTCGGCCAGATCAGTCCTAACCAATTGGAACAGGCGATGATGGGTCGTGGTTCCATCGGTGACATCGACAGCGGTATATTCCAGTCGACCCCTAAGAACGCTCAGTACGGTGCTGGGATGATCAACCCGTTCATGATCGGTGCTAACGCTGACTTCGACGGTAACGCATTGGGTGACATGCTCGAATCCACCAACGGTGGTAAGGCTCTCATTCCTCCGGCTCCTATCCCTGGGTTCCCGTTGGATGAGCTGGTCAACCTCCCTCGTTTCATCATGGCAGACGTGGCTCCTTTTGCGTTCGTCAATGAAGCGCAATACAAGCCAACCAAACTTCGTCTCCCATATCCGAAGATCTTGTTCGAACTGGGTCCGGAAGATAATCGTCACATGGTCGTAGTGACCCAGCATGGCGATTACGGGTATGACTTCCGTACGGAGTACCTTCACACCGACAAGGACACCCCGTTCGAGATTGGTGCGATGAGTCACGTAGACTTAGGTCACGGTGACATCCTCGAGATCAATCAGATGGTGTATCAGACTGATCCAGCAGTTGCTGAGTGGACTCTGATGGCGATCATCGGGTTCATCGCTGAGTTCAGCGTAGGTAATACGATCATTGGCACACAAGCCCGTGATCCATATCGAGTGATCCCTCAACCGGGTACTACCCGTAAGTATCGGATCGTTCGTGTTGTCATGGGCGTCACCAAAGTCTGCAAGCCATGGCAAGGCGGTACTCACGCCTCACCTCGTGAACACGAACGCATGGGACACTGGCGTCGTGTGAAAGGTGAACCACGTTGGTTCCCTGCTGTGACCGTCAACAAAGGCGTCATTGGTCGCGTCATGAAGGAATACCACGTAAACCACCGCAACAAACCTAGCCCTGCAATACAAGGACCTGAAGCATGAATACTCACTCCGAACATCCGCCACGCACTGACGTCAAAGCCGTGTGGCCTGGAATCAAAATACCTACCGTTATTAACTGGGAAGGCATCTTCCAACAATCGCTCTGCTTTGTGCGTCCTATAACGGAATGGTGGGAGACCGACCCCCTCGCCACATTGCGTGATCACCGTACCATCCACATGGGCGGCGGTCGTCAGAACGGTAAGACTGAGTGGGCTGTGGGTAAGCTCGCTGATGACGGCACGATCATTGTCGCGAGAGACAAACACATGCGTCAAGCCATCGACCGCATGTACACCCTGAAGAACCTCAGGGAGCCCATCACGATCACGATCCCTGCGGACTGTCCCAATCCTTACGAGGTGGTGGAAGGACTCCTTAAAGAGTACCACAAGGCTTGCGTGCCGAACGTGTTCACCGCGATGGATCTGCAATCGATCATCAAGAATGAGCCAGAGAAGCTCAAGCACGTCACGAAAGTCATCATCGACGAAGCGTCGTACAACACTAAGATACAGGACATCTACAGAGCCCTTGTGGAATTGAAACGTCCTGACCTTATTATTGTCGCGTTGGGCTAATCCGGGACAGGGGCTTCAGGGCCCCTGTCTCTATGCCCTCGGAGATCGTCATGAAAGTCTTCATGTGCACCCAGTGTGACCGCCTTCAGAATGATCGACAGTTCCAGTACCGTCAAGGTATTGCTCACCGTCAGTACCTCGTCTGCAAGATGTGTCGTTACCCGCAAGGAAGTGAGATCGAATGCAAGACCCAGCTCTGTCCAACCTGCTTAAAGCCATCACCACGCAGCGATTTCTGTGTCTTCTTCCACGGACAAGAACCTATCCTGAAAGAAGAATGCACTTCGTGCCGATTCAAGGCGGGAGAGCCCGACACGATACATGCCATTGAAAGTGAGCATCGGCCTTATGAGCTGAGCACGGTGCTTAAGGCAACCATGGAGTCGTGGGAGAAGGAGTATGGTCCGGAACCCCAACCCACGCTATTACAGAGAGTACGCACATGGATAACACATCTCATCAAGAGACCCTAACCAAAGCAATCACGCTGTTAGACAGTGAGATTGAGCGTCATCTTGAAATCATTGGTGCGTTAACCGATGCTCGGGAAGTCCTGAAGATCTATTCGACAGAACTTTCCTTCCCTGGGTATAACGAATACAACTTCTTGACCCGCGCGCAGGTCACTAAGTACCTAGGTGTGGCTCACACGAGCATTCATCGGTATATCGCCGGCAGAGTCCCTCGTGGCAAACCACCGTTTCCTCAACCCTCTGCAAAAGTAGGGCACAAACATCTCTACAAGCGAGAAGAGATTGTCGCTTGGAAGAACGCCCTCAACTTCAAACCCACGGACGCTTAGTTAATGGATAAGGTTCTCATGTTTGCAGCCGTCTTTACAATGGTCGGCTTGCGAGGATTTCAGCAGAAGGTCGTTGCGGCTACTCAATACCCGATGATGGGTGTAGTGGGCGGGATGATCTACCTTGCTGAAGGTAGTGCAGTGATTATGGTCTCTAAGGGTGGCTACTGGAACGTAGCCATCGGTGCAATAGGGGCCAGCACTGGTGTCATGATGGCCGTGTACGTGTACAACCGGTACTTTTCCAACCTATTCAAGAAGAAGGATGAACCAATGAGCCTGCTCACTGATGCAGATCGTGATCCACAAGCGCATGTACTGGCACCATTGGTAGCCGAACGTATCGTGGTCATTGCACCTTCGATGCGTCATGTGAAAGCGTTGCAGAACCTGCTGTTCGATAAACTCGATCAGCGCCCTGCCGTGAAACTGGCTGACCTGACCCCGGAAACGGATAAAGCTCTACTGGTCTTTGCTGAACAGAAAGACCCGTTCAAGCCTGTCCCTAAACCGGTTGATGGGTTCAACACCAAACGTCTTCGGTCTATCCAGCAAGAAGGTACGCTGGAGCTGGGCGGTCTGACCTTCCGGGACAGTTTCTTCACGGCGGATACGATCGTGCTGGATGATGATCGTTGTGTCCCACTGCGCGATCAGACGGGTTGGAAGTGGGGCGATAAGGAACATGGCATCCTCAGTGAAGACCTGTTGTCTCACTACGCTGAAGAATTTGAGAAACTGGATTAAGGAAGGGACATGGAAACGTATCATTTTGGAGCACTGGTGGGATCGGGTATCGCCGGGTTAATCTTCGGTGCACTGCTCGTCTACTTCATCATGCGGGAACGCGTTGAATGGACGAGTGACGCGCCAATGGATGATCCTAAACGGATGAACTTCACCAGCATCGATGCTCTTCCCGCAGAGTTCCCTAGCAGTGGACCTCACGTCCCTGACTACGTCTGCGACCCGGAGAAGGCTCGTGAACGGGATGAACAGGTTGAACGTTTAAACGAGGAACAACGGATCGAAGACGAGCGTGAGAAAGTCACCCTCGAAAAACACATCAAGTCCCTGATGCGTGCTGGTTATGTGATGGTCGACGGTATTCCTCGTCGGTACTTATTCTGCCTCGAGGAAGGTGAAAAGACTCCGTTCGGGAATATGTACTACCGCAACGAAGAACCCGAAGAATGCCTCTCTATCGAGATCCGCGACCAGCGTCGCATCACTCAGCCACCTGAATGGTACGACCTGATCAGCGACTGCTACAAACTGGTTGATGGGGTCAAGTCCCTGCGTTACGCCCTGATGCTGTCCATGGGGGTTGAGCAAGATACCATCGAACGGCCATTGCGGTTGGTCTTCTACGACAACGGCTATATGCCGGTCATTAAGGTCTACACCGACATGAGCTGGTTTGATGACCAGCGTTGGGGTGGTCCTGTGATCATAGTGGGTCACAACGGTCAGGCGATGGGTATTGTACCGGCAATGAAGCCGTATGACGTCCATCTCCTTATGGAAGAGGTTGTCGCAAAGGCACTCCCCTTCATGGACGCTATGCCATCCGATTACGATGGTCACATGCAATTGTCCCAAGGTATCGCCGAATTACACGCTGCTATAAAGGAAGCTGGTTGCCATGCCAAAGAAGTCGAAGAAGCATAGAAAGGTGTTTGAGTTCATGTGTGCGTTTTGCGGGATCAGCAAACGTCATGATCAATTCACCTTGTGCGAAAACATCCAGGAGCACGTCCGTGACTTCCCACCCCGTAAACGTAATCCACATGCCACTGGCAAGTGTGATAACTGCTACGAGAAAGAAATGATTGCAAGTCTTCCCGGCAAAGGTTGGTGGGCTGCGATTAAACGAGTGTTCGGTATCAAGTGATAACATAGAGCCCCTCAGCCACTACGGCTGAGGGGCTCTATGCCGCTTGTTTCTTTTTTGCGTGTGTGTGATCTGGGCTAATCGTATAGGCAACCATTACTAGGCTACGAGGCCCGACACCATGTTAGAGAATCTACCCGTAATGCTGGCGTCGCTCCGTACGCTTTCCGCTCGCATTCTTGCCCGTATCAATACCAAGCTTGATGCCACCGCCACCGCGGTCGCTGCACTCAAGCTGGCTAACGCTCGTACTATTTCCATGACCGGGGATGGCACGTGGACATTGACCTTCGATGGCACTGCAAACGCTACCGGCGCCATGACCCTGAAGAATACTGGCACTGCCGGTACATTCGGATCAGCCACCCAGATCCCAACGATCACCGTGGATGCTAAAGGACGTATCACTGGTATCACGCTGGCCACGATCAAGCCACAGACCATCATGCCAGTCAGCGAGACTGTTACCATTGCGGCCGACACTCCTCGCCAGTATGACCTGCAAACCTTGATGGGGGCGAATTTTGCCAACTACGACATCAAGACGGCTGAGATCTGCGTCCGTGTGAAAGAAACGAACCCAGCATCTCCACTGCTCGGCGCATATGCCAACGCAGAAGCCTACGTGTCCTACGGTTTGAAAGACAACCGTTACGTGATCGTAGCCAACCAGTCTGCCTCGGCGATTGACGTCTACATCAAAGTGATCATCCAACCTGTAGGGGCTTGATCATGGCTGATATTTCCTTTGACGTGGCTGAGGGGTACTACCTCTCGGCTTTCACCGCACACATGATCCTGAGTGGTAACGTTCAGAGCTTGCAGTTCAGTGTGAACGGTGCTCCCCCATCGATCTCCAAGTACGTGGCGTACGACCAACTCGTTCCGCCGAACCCGTTTATCGCCGTGACACAAGACGGTACGGGTAACGTGGTATACGACGGAGGCTTCCCGAAGTTCTACAACAACACTCCGCCAGTGGCGGGAATCAACGCTTCGATCACCATGGAGTTCAAAGCCACCTGCACTGGTCAAGTCGGTACCGAGAACCTCTATTACTACAACGCATTCACCAACAAGAACGTCACCGTCGCTACTGGGGACAAGTTGGTGTTTGACATGTTCCAGAACAACGCTGCCGCTAGGGTAGGACTGGATGCCATCACGGCAAATGATCCAGCACTGTTCCCTGGTCAGTATTCGCTGCGTGATTGGGGTGCTCCTGGAGCATCTCTGGTGAATGACCAGAACGGTATCCGTATCCACCCTGCTGCTGATCTAGGTGGTCGTGCTGTTAACCAGTGGTATCACCGCGAGTTCGACCTGACTCCGTGTGCCGGTCAGACCTTCATCAAATGGTCGATGGCGTATGAGGGTGAGGCTGCTGGAGACTTCGCTACACGGTTCCGTGACATATACATCTTGGATCGCAACGGTAACATCAAAGCGACGTTGTTCAAGGATGTTATCGATCTGCCTAACAGCTCGTCTGCTGAAGCCGGTGCGTCAGGGTACACCAACCTTGTCAAGTCTCTCTACGACCCTCGTAGCCAGCTTACAGGGTCGTACAAGTACTTGTACAACGCGATCCTCTGGACAGCGAACCAGAAGAAGCTGACGGCGGGTAACCGCAAGATCCTCATCATGGGTGACCTGTTATCCAACAGCAACTACGGTGTCAAGAACACCGCGGGTAACGGCTTCTTCATCAGCTTTACACGCTTGTGTGCTGCGGTGGGTTTCACTCCAACCTTCGTTGACCCGTCTGATTACGTCAGCGGTCAGCTGGATACAACACTGGCCACGCTTGAACAATATGCTTGTGTGCTGTTGATGTCGGCCGGGGGTTATCCGACCCCGTTGATCAGTGATGCGTGTGTTGCCAACTTGGTACAGTACCGCAGCAACGGAAGCGGTATCATCGTTGTTACCGACGACGGTCCGGTGCTCACGAACATCTCCCAAGCATACCCAACGCCAGCAGTCGCCCGTCAGTTCTTTGCCACGGCAAACAAACTGGTGGTGAACTTCGGTGCGTACTTCTCGGGTAACTACGACCGCACACCTGTCAACGTAGGTTTCCTGCGTTCGACATATGGCGATCACCCGTTATACGCGGGAATGGACAACTCGGAAAGCATCCAGGCAGGTGGCTCTGAGAGTCGTGTGCAAGTGGCTACCTTCACGTCGGTACTGCCGGGCAATGTTCCACCGTTCAGTATCCCGTTGGGTAAGACTGTCATCCGTGTCGCTGCTGTGTTGAACACAGGGGAGATCGTTCCTTACAAGATCGAGTACAACGTCGTTTCGTTTAAGGTCACGTTCTCTGATGGGACGCAGATCAAAGACAACGGTCAAGTGCTGGATGTCGGTGTGAAGAACCAAACCCTGATCTCAGCCGCAGTGGCAGGTACGTTGGCGGAGAACGCAGCAGGTATCGTTTACAAGAACGGTGCACGGGTCGGGACATTCTCCTACACCCAAGCTGGCGGTTCTGTACAGACGTGGGATGGTGGTGGCATCGGTCCTGTCAAGGTGCAGACTGGTGACAGTTTCAGTGTGGGGTTGACCACGCCGGTTGTGATGACCAGTGCGATCTCCATCAAGCGGTTCCAGCCAGCCATCAAAGGCAAACACGACCTGTCTGAAGTTATGCGTACCTTACGTGCCTTCTCACCAGCGTTGACCGACATCGCCCGTGTCAGAAAGATGGTCGAGGACATTAGCGCTGTGGTTCCGCACCTCGGGATCAAACATGCGCAGAACATGCCCATCAACCTGAAACTACTCGGCGAATACTTCAACAACGAAGGTATCGCTTCTCTGGTACTGCCTAACGCAGCCACGGTACCTTACAATGCTGCGGCGCGACCATGGTCGGCCAGTGGGACATACGCACTACAGAAACCCATCAACCCCGTTACTGGTGCAGTAGTTGATTTTGGTTACCTGGCATTCTCTCCTGTCTACGGGCACGAGTCGGTACCAGCAAACTTTAAGTTGGATTACTACGCCAACGTCTACCTTCCTGCTGGCACGTACAGGGTCTTCAGTCAGGCGGATGACATCTTCGATTTCTACATCGACGGGGCTTTGGTGATCAACGCACCGGGTCTAGGTCAGAACGATATCACTCTCGCTGAGAGCCGCTTCTACGCGCTAAAGATATCCAACACCAACGTCCCAGCCAATACGCCATCTTATTGGTCGTTTGCAATGGTCAACCTAGCCACAGGTGTAGTGGCATTGCGCCCAGAGCCTGGTGTCTGGAAAACTCAAGAATACAGCGCTTCGTAAAGACTAAGAGGTAATCACGATGAACTTCACTGCTCTGATGAGTTCCATCTCCCTGTTGGGTGGAAAGATCAAAACAAAACTGGCGCTGAAACTGGATAAAGCGGACATCGACGGTCGTGGACTGTTGACTCCGTTGGACATGACCGCAGGTGCTGGTCTGGCAATTGCCCAAGCCCTCCCCGGTGCGTTGTACGGTAAGGGTATCATCTTCGGTCGTGCGAAAGCATCCGACTTGGGTGGCTTGACCGGTCCTGTCGTAACAGGTGGTAAAACAGGTGTGTTGAAGATCTTCGCTGAGATCAATTCGGGGGCTACCGGTAGCACACCGTTTGCGTGCATCCGTCGAGAGTTCAGCGGTTCTGGTGGACTGATGTTTGTTCAGTACGCTGTTGATGCTACCACCTGGAGTGCGTGGCAAGGTGTCGCCACTACGGACGGCACCATCAAGCAGGCGCAATCGTTTTACTTGGCTTCGCAGGCTGCTTACGTCGGTACACCGATCGTAGCCAGTGCTGTGATACAAGGTACGATGATCATGGCGCAGGTTCGTGTACGGGCTACTGACGACACGAACATCACTGATGAATTGATCATCTCCAACATCGCCACGCTCGACCCTCTGTGGTCGGTGAGCAATACCGATGTCGGTATCCTCACGATGTGGACAGAGGCCATCGGTACTAACCTGACCAATCCGTTCATCCGACGTGAACTGTTGATCAACGGTCGTACGCTGGTGTCCAGTGCGTTGACTACCGACTCTGCATGGGGTGCGTGGACGCTTAAGCGAGAGATCGCTAACACCATCACCGTCTCCACGGCAGCTCCTAGCGGCGGTCAAGACGGCGACATCTGGTTGCAGTACAGCTAACCAGTATGGCCATGAAGGTGAAAGTAGCCGGGTCTTGGAGATCTCACCTCGTGGCCACTAAGGTAGCAGGGAGCTGGAGACCGGTGAACAAAGTGTACGTCAAGAAAGCAGGAATCTGGAAGACCGTTTATACACGAGGTCTTCTGGACTACCTTATCGATGGACTTGGCAATATCCTCGGCGGAATCTTAGGCCGATAATAAAGGACACGCGCTATGTACTTCTCTGCAATTGAACTGGCATTCATCAGTCGTCCGGATGTCTGGCCAGACAGTATCGTTGTCTCTGATGAGATTCACAACACGATCATGACGGAACTCGCCAATGGTCGCGTACTCTCGGCAGACGGCAATGGATACCCTGTTACCGTTGAACATCCACCTGAACCTGAACTACCCATCGAACAACTGGTGTCCAACACCATCTACAAGTTGAACGGTGATTACGAAGCAGCAGTGACCAAACTGCGTGGGAACTACCCTGCCGGTGAGATCACCACCTGGCCAGTGCAGATCGCTGAAGCGAAGCTGTACAACACGTGGCGTCTGGCAGGCAGTACACCCCCAAGTCCTGATACGCCGTTCCTGATTGACCTCAGTTCTGCTCGTACAGCAGAAGGTGTGGGCGATGGTCTGATCGATCTGATTGACCGAGTGTTGGCCAACGATGCTATCTACAGTCCAGCGATTTCTCACCTCACGGCAGTGCGCCATGCGGCCGAAAGGGATCTGTTGATGGCTAAAGCCATTGGTACTGTCGACGACGTGAAGGCCGTTACGTGGAATTTCTCGATGGAATTGCCAGACGAGCCGACTGCTACACAGCCTGAAGAAGTGTGATACATCCCACTGGGAGAACTACGGTTCTCCCAGTGGGTCTATTATTCGATTCGAAAAAGTTATGGCAATACATTGTACTGGTGAATAGAGAGACTAATCTTTCTATCTTACCTAGCCCTTGGAGGGCACTACAATGAAACTGATCCACATCCGCTTCAATGACAACTTCGCCGAACTGATCAAGGCTGGCCTTGACGCTGGTTCCGCTAAAATCATTGCTGCTAAACTGCGCATGCGCGTAATCCTGGCTGTTGCTATCTCTGACAAAGGCATCCACGTTGACCTGTACGACTCCGCTGATTCCGTGGAGAAGAACTATGTCTTCGCTTTCGCTGCTTAATCTGAAAGAGTGATCACCGGCAGTAGCCGGTGATCACTACCTTTCTTTTTCTTTGGTTTACGGTAATGAAAAACAAATAGAAAATACATTATAGATTAGACTTAACCACTAGGAACAAGAACAAGCCATGACCAGCCAAAGCACTCTCAGACACGTCCGGTTTTATACTGATACAGAATTTAACAGTGGAGGAGGTAAGCTACTCTCCGCAGCAATGGTGAGCTCTACGGGTCATCGGTGGTATGAAGCCATGTTGTTACCAGAGGGAGTCGATCTTGACTACTGGCCTTCTCAACACGTGATCCCATTCTTGGGTACCACACAGATCCCTCGCGAAGAGGTAATCGTCTCCCTGCGTAAGTTCCTCAGTCCGTTCGACATCGTGACACTGATCATGGACAACAACACTGACGCTAACCACTTCGCTAAACTGTTCGAGGAAGTCAAACCTCGTGCACTGATCAAGATGGAGTTCGTCAAACCCCGCAAAGGTGTCAAGCATCTGTCCAAGGTGATGCACAACGCACTGAGCGATGCACACGGCCTGATGGAAGCCGTACTCGGGTCAACGGAGCTGGATGTCAATGGCGTGTCTCCACGAGCGGTATACACGCAACTGGAAGCCATGAACCTCAGCCTCAATGCTATCAATAGCGAGTACGAGTTCGTGACCCTCGATGAGCAAGGTAACGTCATCGTCAAAGTCCGGCCAGTCCATTCTGGAAATCCCCACAAGACGCTGGATCGATGGTCCGACAGTTACGACCATGCTATCGGTTCGTGCTTCATCACTGTCATCCCGGCATAACCTCTACACTCGCCCTGCACTTCGGTGCAGGGTTCTATGCCCCTCCTTTATTTTTGGCCTTCCCGGTTAAAAATAGTCACAGTAAGATATATAGGTTTATCCTATGAAGCGCAGTAAAACACTGGGCTTACTTACCTGATGACCGAGGCGATTATGTCCGTAAATGCTCAAGCGCTCCTAGCGTCGATTGGCAACTTCAAAGACAAGACTATCCTTGCCATTGAAGATGCAAACACCCGTGCCGTCGGTCAAACCGACATCCTCATCCAAGACATGGATGAAGAGCTCCAGCGCGCCATTCTGGAGCTCGGCTCCCCTGCGGGCGGTAACTTCACCGTTGCTGTAACCGAAGCGTCCATGGCTCTGCCTGCCAACGAGATCGACGTTGGTAAAGCGAACCACTACAGCAAGACCGTCACGGCTAACACTGCCCTGACCGTCACCAACGTGCCAGTGGCACCTCGTGTAGCGACCTTCATCCTGCACATCACCAACGGCGGTGCTTTCACCATGTCCTGGTGGCCGAACATTCGCTGGGCTGAAGGTGTTGCCCCAGCATTGTCGACCGCTGGTCGTGACGTCATCGGTTTCTCCACCCTGAACGGTGGCGCTACTTGGGATGGCTACCTGATCGGTAAAGACATGAAGGCTTCGGTTTAATCCGATAGCCCTGTCCTCTTAACGAGAGACAAGTGTCAAGTAAAAGGAATTTCAAACGGGGGCCTAAACCGCGCCCGTTACGCCGGCCTCGTCGTCTCTGTTCATTTTTGTTGTTGAGGGTTTACCAAATGCTTATTAACACCGAAACGTTACAACGCGTTGAAGACTACCAACTGCGTCAGCTGTACCCAAACGTGTCGTTCCCACAGCAGCTGTCGGATGCAGCCTTGGTCGACTTCCCGTTCAAAGTGCTGAACTACCCTGAGCAGCCATCTGTTCCTGCGCATCAGAAGATCGTCGATAGCGGTAACGAAGAGATCGAAGGTCAGTGGTTCATCGTCTGGCAAGTGGTCGATAAGACCCCTGAAGAACTGTACGCCGAGAATTCTCGCGTGTGGGAAATCCAGGCTCGTCTGGTGGCTATCGACTCCGAGTCCCTGCGCCCACTGCGTCAGCTTGCTGCCGGTTCTGACACCGCTTCTGCTACACAGAAGCTGACTGAACTCAACACCGAGTTCGACGCTCTGACTGCCGAACTGGCTGCCCTGCAACCATAAGCGTTAAGCGCCGTTACTAGCCAAAAGACACATCCTATGTACAGGCAGTTTCGACTGCACGTAAGGGGGTGATCCAGCCTAGTTCCTTCCCGGAGTGATGAGCACTGCTGCGAAGCGTTGCATGCACTCCACCGGCGCCTGTACGGACCTGTCCCTGAAAAGGGACAGGTCTCTTTTATGCTGCTTACTAATGGTGAACGAAATGATGCTGAATGTCAGTGGCTTGTGGAAACGAGTCTGGCCCGCTATTAAAGTGGCTGGTACATGGAAGCTCAGTAAGGCTGTCTTTGTAAAGGTAGGTGGAATCTGGAAGCAGGAGATTGGCGCTGCACCGAAGAACACCATCTATAACGGAACCATCACTGTGGGCCATGGGACTTCTGCGGGTCTAGAGCTCTACGGGTTTCATGCAGCTGCAACTGGCGGAGCTGCTAGTCCTAACAGCACGAAACAAGCCCAAGGCTTCTACGCACTCACAGAGAACAAACCGTTCCTCGGGGCTGATCAGTATAAGTGGCTGGAAATGATGATCGCTGGTAATGTTAGCGCCATCAACTTCGGTAACTGTTCCGTCAACGGCGTGATCGGTGAAATGATTAGCTGGCAATACGTTAGCGAAACCAATAGCAGTTACATCCGCTGGCACTTCCCTACCGCCCTCCCATTAACCGGGACTTGGGCACTCATCGTGTAAAAAATTCCTGCTTATCAATACCTTATGTGAAGAACCCGCC